TCTAAAGTTGGTTCAGCTAAAGGTTGGGTACCAGTAAATAAAGAGACTCTACAGCACGTTAAGTTCAAAAATGTATGGTGTCTTGGTGATGTTGCTGCTGTTCCAATGGGTAAAACTGGTGGATCTGTTCGTAAACAATACAAAGTTCTTGTAGACAATATTGTAGCTACAATGGAAGGTAAATCTTCTTTACCAAGCAAATATGATGGTTATACTGTTTGTCCACTTATCACAAGTATCGGTACAGTTATGTTAGCTGAATTCAACTGGGCTTCTAAGAAAACAGGTGACGGTTCAAATGCTGCATTATTAAAATTCCTTGATCCAACTCAAGAGAGATGGATTTGGTGGTTATTAAAAGTGTACGCACTTAAACCAATGACTGTTATTGGTATGCTTGGCGGTAGAGCATAGTTCTTTAACCCTTTTTAGGGTTAAAGAACTTTCTTATTCTATAAATGTAACAAAAAGTATAAATAATAGGTATTAATTTTATAATAAATATTATTTTTACTTTTAATAAGATAGAATATACCAATCAAAAATAGGAGAACTAATGAATAACATTATCAAAATTGCGCTTGGTGCAGCTATAATTTTAAGTATGGGTGCTACAGTTGCTAGTGCAAGTCCAGATAAAGGTAAAAAACTTTATATGAAAAAACTAAAGTCAGCATGTGGTATCAGCGGTGGAGCTATGGCTGGTAAGCACACTGTTGATGAGTGGAGTGAGCTTAATGATGCTGGTAAAATTGCTGATGAGATTAAAGTAATTTGTCCTAAAGTTAAGGATAAAGCACTTAAAGAAAAATACCAAGAACATTACTTTGACTTCTTTAAAGAGTATGCTTCTGACTCAGGAAATGTTCCTAGTTGTTAGTATAAATAATAGTATATAAGAGGTTCTTCTGTTATATACTATATCCTCATCTCACGACATATAGTATATAACAGAAAAAGTCGTGAGAAACTTACTCTTATAAAATTAATTTATAGGAGACTACAAATGTCTACAGAAAACAAAAATATGGTATGTCTATACATATTCACTCACAATATAACTGGTTTAAAATACTTCGGTAAAACTACTCTACATTTTACTATAGAATCTTTACTTAAATATAAAGGTTCAGGGAAATACTGGAACTCTCATCTAAAAATTCATGGTAATGATTTATCAGTAGAAATATATGGTATTTTTCATAAAGATGAAGTTAAGGAAATAGCTTTACAATTCAGTAAAGAAAATGACATTGTAAAGTCCCTAAATGAGAGTGGAGATAGAAAAAACAAGAAAGTTTGGGCTAATGAAAAAGATGAGAATGGATTAGATGGAGGTGGTTTACCTAAGGGATTCAAACACTCTGAAGAAACTAAAGAAAATATGAGAGCTTATAGAAAAGGTAAAAAGAAAATAAAGAAAACAAATTACTTTAAAACTTATGAGGATAAAAATAGAGAGCCTATGTCTATTGATACAAAAATGAAAATTTCCGAAAGTAAGAAGGGAGTAAAACCCACTGTAGAAACTAAAAATAAAATGAGCAATTCAAAGAAGGGTGATAAAAATCATTTCTTTGGTAAATTTCACTCTGAAGAAACTAAAGATAAAATGAAAGGACCCAGAGAAACTTCTATTTGTCCTTATTGTTATAAGGAAGGAAGAGGAGGCAATATGAAAAGATACCACTTTGATAATTGTAAGTATAAATAATATAAAAATAGTGAGGTAATCTATGACTTACAGAGAAATAGTGTTTAATAATGCTCAGATTAATATGGATGAGTACTATTTTAATGAAGCAGTAAAAGTACTTATCAGAATAGAAAATGGAGAAATTAATGAGGGAATACTTGATTCAATTTCAGGTTTTATTAAAAAGAAAATAAACTTTATTCGAGAATTAGTAAAGATTACAGGAAATAAAATATCAGATTTACTTATTATGTTCAAGGATAGTAAATTTGTAAGTATTTTTAAAGTTATAGGCTTTAGTATAAAGAAAATTGGAATGCTTTTCAAAAAAGGAATTGATGCTTATAATTCAATTCAAGATGTTCTTGCTAAGAAAATTGCAGAGCTTGGTGGAGTTAAATATATTAAAAAGAACTTAGATAAATTAGATGAATTCTTTAAAACACACCCAGTGCTTAAGAAAATTGGCGGACTTGCAGTAGCTGGTTTATTGTTCTATATATGGACACAAATGAGTTTCACACCTGACTTAGAGTATAGTATGGACTTCAAAGACATCATTTTGGCTCTTGGAGGAAACTTTAGTATAGCAGAGTTATTTGCTAGCCCATCAGGAATTACAATGTTGATATATCTAGCATCTGGTATGCTACTTGGATTATCGGCTCCGTGGCCTGGAAAACAGAGTACACAAATTATTGGTGGACTTATATTCAGTGCTTATAGACTACTTAAAATCAAAGGTGTTAAGATACCTATGCCACTAAAATAATTAAGTACTTTTTAGATATAATATAGTACTTAAGAGGAAATCCAATCTCATATATTACTTAGAAAATTAAGTAATTTTGAGATATAATTACCTATATTAAACTACAAAAGGAAAGTAATGAAAGAACTTGGCGAAGAAAAACCAGAAATCCCAGCATTAACAGAAGAAGAAATCACAGAAGAAAAATCAAAATATACTAGAAAAATATATACTCCTATATATGAACCTAAAGGCAAAAAGCCTTTAATGAGTGAACTATTTGATACCACTAAAAGAGATGAATTAATTGAAGAGATTAATGCTGACCCTGAATTAGATGGACCTATGAAAGAGTTCCTAAAATCAGCTGCAGAAAGACATACTTCATTTGACTTTTCTAAGATAGCAGAATACTATTCACACTTACCCATTAAATATAAGAGTCACTTTGAAAATAGTGCTTTAGTTATTATTGATTATGATATGGCTGTTAGAAATGGTTTTATTGCTTTTGATAAAGAAGTACAAGAAAGCAGAATTGATTATCTTGAAAATATTATATTAGATGAAAAATTAGCTTCTAATAAAGTTGAAATGAAATCTAAAAGACTTAAAAGAACTGAAGAGGAATTAGAACATCTTAAAAGTAAAGAAACTATTACTGATGATGATTTAATGGACACAGAGGAGTGGTAAATGAAGAATGCTAAACAATCTTTAGAAGCAGTTCAGAATTTTAAAGAAGCTATACTTAAATGCCCATCAGAAAAAATAACTAATATTAACTCTGATGGAACTAAAAGAAATGAAGATTTTTGTGTATTTATTATGACTTATGGACGTTCTGATAATGTTAAAACTTATAAAACTTTAATGGAATATGAAGGAAGTACTTTCAATCAAGATATGTATTTTATTTGTTCTGATGATGATAAACATCTCCAAGATTATATTGATAAATTTGGCGATAGAGTTCTTGTCTTTAGTAAACAAAAAATGATACCTTACTTAGATAAGGGAGATAACTTCAGCAGATATAATGTAATTTTATATGCTAGAAATATCTGTTTTTCTTTTGCTAGTCAAATGGGCTATAGATACTTTGTAGAATTAGATGATGATTATGATATTTTTAGTCAGAGAATTTTCTATGATAATGAAAAGTTAATGATGAAGAAAATATTGGATTATGATAAATTATTTGATATCCATCTTGAGTTTTTAAAGAGTACACCTTGTAAAACTATTACTATGTCACAACACGGAGATTATATTGGTGGTGCTGGTAATGGCAATGCTCAAAGAGGTTGGCAGAGAAAAGTTATGAATTCATTCTTCTGTGATATTACTAATCCATTTATTTTTGATGGAACTATTAATGAAGATGTTAATTATTATACTCAGTCAGGAAGATTAGGTATATTAAATTATAACTTATTTGGATTTGCTCTTAATCAAGAAAGTACTCAGCAAAGTTCTGGAGGTATGACAGAAAGTTATTTGGATGGTGGAACTTATTTAAAATCTTTTTATAGTATTTTATATTCTCCTAGTGCAGCTAAAATTTCTTATATTGGCCACGGAGTTAATAAGAGATTGCATCACAGAATTAATGGAAACTTTTGTTATCCAAAAGTACTAGATGAAAAGTATAGTAAATCTACTTACAAAGAATTACACGAAGAGCCTTCAGGGTTTGATGACTTCTAAAAGGACTTAAATGAAAAATAAAATATTAGTAACTGGAGGAGCTGGATATATTGGCTCCCATACAATAATAGAATTAATTGAAACTGGATATGAAGTTGTTATTTATGATAACTTAAATAATTCTTCAATTGAAGCTATAAACAGAGTAGAAAAAATCACTGGAACAAAAATAGATTTTGTACAAGGTGATATTAGAGATAGAAAGAAATTAAATGAAGTTTTTTGTGATTTTAATATTGACTCAGTAATTCATTTTGCTGGATTAAAAGCAGTAGGAGAGTCAGTAGAAAATCCACTATATTATTATGACAATAATGTTAATGGT